ATGCGATATTGCTGGTATTGCCGCGACATTTGCCCCAACCAAGGGAAGAGCTCCTTGTTGGCGGGATTGATCAGCCAAGATTCCAAATTGAAATCAGCAGCGTTACTGGGTACCGTTATGTCCTTGATGAACTCCCTGTGTCGCACACGAACGCTATGCTCACCTTTCGTAAACTGCGGCACCATGTCCATGGATGTCGCAGTGCGGCTCACACTGTTGGCGGCTACGTTGTAATTGCCGTAACCGGTAATCGCAGACACACCTGCGCCGGCCATGCGTCCAACCCGCGACCCAAAATTACCTCCGTATTTGGCCCCTAAAGCTCCTCCTGCGTTAGCGAAGGTGCCGCGAGGAATGCGGCGCAAAACGCTGTCAAGTTTCGCAAGCAAACCCGTACGCTTGTCTGCAACCGGCCCACTAGACGGCACAACCTGGTAATCACCCCTCCCCCTGATGCGTTTAACGGCGCCCCGCTTCTTGGTACGTCCAACCTTACCACCTCCTTTTCCTCCGCGTCGTTTGCCGGCCATCCAAAATCCGGGTGCACGCTTTGAACCTGTTTTAACGTTTCTGGTTCTTAAAAACCAGCCCAACCCTGCCCCCCAAACGTTAATGTGTGTGTGTGTATGTGTGTGTGTGGGCCACTCGCAGTGACCGGGGGTGGGCGTTTCGACGTTATCGCCCTCACCCCCCGATTAATTGTCGCGAAACACCGCTGCAAGCAGCGGCGTCTGTGTGAACTCCACAATCCCGTGGTCGAAATTGTCCCACACCTCATCTATGGCTTTCTCCATCTCTTCGCGCGTGTAGCCGTAGCGCATCAGGATGACGCCACGCTCATGCTCATCATCAATGCTCGGCGTTTCCGCATCCGTCATACGCTCGGTGTATCGGCGCCGGCCCAGGTCATGTTCACCCATCTCCGCCAGACGCCCGGGGCCCGCCGATTTATACGCACGATCCGCCCATTTGGTGAGCAGCGTTGAATGCGGTGCCTCCGCCTTCAAACTCAACGCCTTACTACGCAGCATGACGTCCGGTTTATGCCCCGGCGTGCACAGGCCAAACCTCGCAATGACGCGCCCAAATTTGGGCGATGCCACCCATTCGCCGTCCGCGGTCAAGACGGGGTATGCAGAACAGAACTCCAAATCATGGTACATCGCATAATCGTTCAGCTCGACACCCGCCGGGTCAACGAACTCGTATTTGATCCCCACCTTGGTCGCGACCTCGTGCAATTGGCGCGCGAAGGGCGATTGACCGTCGACAATACCGCCGGTTAAATCTGGGCACGTCAACAGGGCTACCACGGCGATGGGTGCGTTGCACACGCAATTCTTCTGAATGGTATCGGCGTCCCCCGACGCGGTGTTGGCATCCACTTCATAATATATGCCGGAAATGGTGTATCCGCGCCTGTTCAATGCCTCGCGGCACAAATGAACTATGAAGGGGTCCGCGCCCAATCTGGCCCACAAATCGTTACCCAACTCGAGCAACTCGCGTCGAGTGTGTGCGTCCCAACGCGATGCGTCTATCGAATAGCACCTCAGCCCGTCGCACACGAGCATGTCGTCACCCGTCACCATCACGACTTTCTCTCCGGCGTGCGCCAATTTGAAAAACAAATTATAGCACTCTGATTTGGTCCGCCCGATGCCAAAAATGATGTGCACCCCTTTGTACTGGCGTGACCCATCGCCAATACGCGCCATGTGCGCGGCCAATGAAGCGAACCAGGGTCCTCCTGCTACCAATACGACAGGCTTGGACATCTGAATCGCACGCGGGTCGGCACCCGCTTTGGTCTGCTCGGCCTTGAGCATCGCAGTTTTGCACAACTCGTCGAACTGGCGTGTGCGGCTGGTGTATTTCTGGCTAAGATTCTTCACCGGGCCCGTGTACGGCATGTTCGCCCAAGCATCGGCCATCCATTTGTCGTATGCGTCCGCCAGGTCTTTGCGACGCGACGGTTTGAAGGTTTTCAACCAATTTCCCACGGTTAAAGGTTCCACCTCCAATCCCTCGAACCACGTATCATGCATTTCGCGGAACATCGGCGCGAATGTGTTTTCGAAATACGTCTTCTGTATGGGCAAACCAGTCTCCATCAACACGCGGTTGGCTATCGATTTCTCTTCGTTCTCCCGGGTCCAGGATATCGCCACCATGAACGGGTACTATGGGTCGTTCGGCAAAGGCCCCATCACCATCAATGGTTTCATGGCAGGTCGGTAGCTGCTTTTGTCGTTCGGCATGCGCATAGTGGCCGTCGAACGCATCGGTTTGCGATTCCAAGCTTCTCCCAACTCGTCAACGCCAGCGCCCGCCATGTAATTGCCTATTTTAAGGACCTGGTACACGCCCATACCTTGGCAATACACCACCTTGGCAAATTCCCCGCCGACGGCACGGTTGCGGCCCTGCATCTGCACCGACAGAAACACGAAATTCCATGCGGTGTGGATCAATTCGCGGTGGGTGCGTGGCAATTTAGCGATCATAATGTGCATGACCATGGGTGCCACAGCCATTGCGGCATACTGTAGCCTGTTCTGGGGCGCCACGCTTGGCAAAACGGTCATTTTCGCCGCGAACTCGAATACCGCGAACAGGCAGTGCCCGGGCTTCCATGCTATCGGTGGTAAGGCGTAGCGGTTCGGCAAACGACCTTTGTTGAGCCACAGCCCGTAAAACCACCTGCACACGTGGTCGAGTTTCTCTTTCAAAACCTCCTCAAAACCAACGTGTGCCACGCTCTCGGACAACCCGCGGTTTGTCAAATGGGTGCCTTCAACCGGGTCAATAGCCGTCATCAATGCCATGACCATCTGCGCCTGATGTGGTATTATAAACTCGAGCCCCACCCTCCAGAGCAGCCAGTAACCGCGCCTGCTCACGTCGACCCAGGTGGCGGGTCGGCTAGCTTTCGGCTGCCTAATATCGCCAGCCATAACTGGCCAAAAATCATCACCATGGCTAGGGTGAATAATTTCCATGACGCGATAGCGAATGGCCTGGAAGAACGTTTGTTTTTGCGTAAAAGTCCTCCAGCTCGCCCAGCCGAACTGTATCATCGGTATCGCGTACGGGGATAGTATGTCGAGTGTGTCCAAATCCTCAACTGGTTCAGCCGTTGGCGCCGCGGCAAACGTGGCCAGCATTCCAGCCCACCAACGCGCGGCGTTCCCGCTAATGGCATCCACGTCGGGCGCCGCAGCGGTGATGCGCGCGGCCGCTGCGCGCAACATATATTTGCCCACGTACGCCATCGCGACGGCGAACAAAGCCGCGTGTTCACGGCTAATATGGTTGCGGACCAACCAATTGGCATAACCGTACGTGGTCAGCGTGCGCACCTCGCGATGGACCATTCTGGCTCCATACCCCGCAATCAGTGCGATGGGGATTTCGTGCGTGCGCAACAACACCGCTGCCCCGAACACTATCCCAGTTACCCAACCCTCGCTACGAGGTGCACGGCCGGCAAGGCGGTCTCCGATCGCCTGCATTTC